TCAGCAACTGGCAATATATCTACTCTGTCATCAAAGTCTGTTTGTTTAACTGTTCTTTGACCCCCAACTACGTCATACGGATATTCCGGTGGTAGATATAACTTGAATACTCTTGCTAATAATTTGAATTCATTTTTTAGCGAAGAGTAAATTCTTTTGTGGATAGCTGACATAGTTCTAGAACCACGCTCAAGAAGAGCAACTGTTGTTCCAACTGCAGCTTGTTGATTACCATCACCAACTTGTAGATCAGCAATTGATGCAAATCTTTGACCAGCATTAACTACAATACCCATTAAGTTTAATAATGTAGCTGATGGTTCTTTAAATGGTAACATCATAAATGAATCTTTTAAATTTCCACCTGGTGCATCTACATCTCTAAATTCACCTGGTTGAATTGATTGTGCATCATCTCTAATTCTAATACCACGCATTTTAAATCCAGCAGGTAAATTAGATAAAGTCCCTGCGTCCAATAACTGACGGAGTGCTGCAGTTGCAGTTCTGCTCAATCCGCCAATCATATGGATTAAACCAAAGCCATAAAAGCCTAGTCCTGGAAGAAACTTGAAATGAGTAAAGTATGGTATTTTGTTTTTATCTGGATCACCAATTTCATAGTTACGTCTAATAGCTAAAACACTTCTTGTAGCTTCGTCTATTGTTACTATGTATGGAATTTTAATTCCTGATGGTTCACCTGTTTGAGGATCTGCATCTTCAAAACCTTCGATATCTAAATTAACGTGACACTCTAAAATAGTATAAACATCATCGTCTTGAGTTTTTCTTTGACCTTCGAGTTCTCTTTCTTTTTTCTCAACGTCATCTTCAACTTGTTTAGGATCACCTAATTCAATATCTAAATAGAAACCCGCAACTTGTTGTTTTCTTAATTCGTTCTTAGAAATTTTTACCCGATGGATGATTGCCTCTGCATCGTCTAATGAGGTAGCCGTGTAGGGTACAATCAAATCATCTGCCGGTACGAACTTTGATGTAGCTTTTTTAGATAACTCATCATAATAAGTTTTCTTAAAAGCTGACCCTGCTAATGGTAAATAAAATAGCATTTGATCAAAGTCGGGCTCATAGTCTTTCATTTTTTCCATGAGCTCGTAGTTCATAAAATCTTTAACACGTTGTGCTTGTTTTGTTTTTTCTTCGTTAGGTGCACCAATCACTTGAGTTCTAACTGGTCCATCTGCTGGTAATAATTCTTTATAAGCTAATGCTTGAAACTGTGTGACTGCTTCTGCAAGAACTGGATGTGTTGCACCACTAGCCCCTTGAAAAGGTTCTGTTCTCATATCATATTTAAAACCTAAAAGATCTAAACCTTGAGTGTAAGAACGTTCCCATTCTTTTCTACCCATTTGGTAATCTTGATATTTGGATGAAAGGTCTGCACCTATTTCATCTAAAACATTGTCTGGTAAAAATTCTGCTAAGTTTGCGTAGTGCTCTTCACCACCTTCTGGTGATGCAGCGTTTGGATCAAAGTCTATTTCAACTGATCCATCTTCTTGTTCGTTAACTTCAACAGGACCTGGAGCTTCACTAATTTCTTCTTGAGCTTCAACTACTGTTTCTTGTATCTCTTCTTCACTAGGAAGTTCTACTGAGCCTCTTGGACTTTGAGTCAGAGACTTGTCTATTTTGTCTGCCATTTTTTATTTTCTCCAGTTTCACTGTTCTAACAGTATTATAGTTAATATTCAACCCCTGAGGCGTGGGTCCGGATTCAGGCGGCAGGAGCCAGGTCTTAGGGTATTTATTCATCATAAGTGTATTTTTTCATATCTTCTAAATCTATCTCATCAATGTATTCTTCTACATCTTTAAGCTTGCCCTCTGCATCAGGTCTAGCTGTTGCTTCTTTATAAGTTATGCCTCCGGTTTCAGGGTCAGTTTCTATTTCCATTTCTATGTCTTTTTCTAACATATCACCTTCTTGTTTTCTTTTTTTAAGTGTTATTTTATTACCTTGCTCTGTAACTACAAAATCATCTGCTTGATAAACATCTGCAAATTCATCTGATCTATTACCCGTAAAATATTTCATTCCTTTTTCTTCAGCTTTTAATTTAACTTTAGCAATAAGATCAAGTATAAAATCAGGAATACCGTCTGCACCTCTTCTAATTATTTCAGTTGTCTTCTCTGCAACCGGTGCAGCAAATTTAAGATACTTTCCAATTATAGGAAGTGACATAAGCCCTGCTCCTAATTTTATAAATTTTCTTTTTGATGGATCATCAGGTCCATCAGCATAACCAACTCTACCACCCACTGCTAAAAATTGTTCAGGTATTTGTTGACCAGCAAATCTTTCGCCTGTTATTAAATTTTTTAATCCTTCAATACTAATAGCTCTTGCATTTGCAATAGCTTTATCTCTTGCGGCATTTTCTTTTCTAATTCTTATTTTCTCTCTTTGATACTTTTGTTCAGCTTCTTGTCTAGACATTTCTGATTTTAAATTTGGTGTATCAAAGTCTGTATCTAAACCAGAAAAGTCATCTGCAATTTGTTCTCTTATCTCTCCTTGTTTAACAACTGATCTTGCTTCTCTTCCTTCAGGGGATAACGCCATTAAATCTTTTGTAGAACCAATTAGATTGGTTCCAATTAATCCTCGTTCTAAGGCTTCAAATGCTGGCTTACCCTGTTCAAATGCTTTGTAAGTATCATAAGCAACTATTGGTGTTGCAGCTAAACCTAAAGTTTTTAAACCTGCGCTTATAAATTTTGCTTTTTTTATATCACCAGGGATATCTTTAGCCATCTCAAGTAAATCTGATAGGCCTGGTATTCTTGCTTGTAGTTTTGGACCATCAGAAAATTTTAATAAACCTAAATTTTGAGCTACTTTCGCACCGCCAGGAGAGGCTAGTTCATCAACATTTTTTAAAAATTTTTGTCTGTTTTTAAGTAAATCAAAATCTTTCCCTGCTACTTTTCTTTCTTGATCTATTTGATTTTTTAAATTTAATTCTATTGTAGCTAAATCTTGATCAGTTAAATCTTTTACATTTTTACTTTTTAACATTCCCATTCCATATGTTTTTAAATAATCAACTCCATAAACATATGGTTTTAAATCTTTTGCATTTACTAATATTCCTTGAATACGATTATCTGTTAAATCAACAACTGCAGATATTTTTTTATTATTAAAATCTATTTTATCTTGTATATTTTTTGGAATTTCTAAACCTTTATTAGTAGAACGTTTAGCTGTTTTAAGTAAATTTCTTTGTTCTTCATATAAACGATCTAGTTTATTTTCAAATTTTCTAACTGCCCCACTATTAATAGTAGGGTCTTCAACCCCTAAATTTAAAACATTATAAAGCTCATTTAATTTTCCAACTTGTTTATAACTAACTCTATGAGCAGTAGCTAAGTCTTCAAATGTTTTTAATCTACCAATATCAGCTTCAATATTTCTGTCAGAAACCTGATCTAATATTATTGCTCTAGGTGATCTATTTGCTTTTCTTTGTTTTGCTAAATTTTTAGAAAATTTATTATACCCTGCTACAGCATTGTCTGCTTGAGATTTAGTTTTATAGTATTTTGTTCCTTGATATGCAGAAGGTATTTTAGTGGTTTCAGGTGAACCAGGTATATTAAATGTTACTTTATATTTAGAACCCTTAGGAGCCAATACTTCTGTCTGATTACTACCTACTTTAAAACCTTTTAAATCTCTGTCTGTAACTTCTCTTACAATATTATATCTGTCTTTTGGAGCTTTAGCTTCTTGTGTCTTAAATTTTGTAGGTCTAACAATATTTCCTGCTTCTTCTTCTGCGGTTATAAATCTTCTTATAGTTGAGTCATCAATATTAACTCCTTCTTCTGCTAATTTTTTAGATATATAAGTAGAACCACCTTCACCAGACGTATATATATTTTTAATTTTAGTTTTAACATCCTCTGTAAAAGGACTAGTTCTTTTACCACTTTGTTTTAAACCAATACTGTAAGCTTCAGATGTAGTTGGATATCTTTTATTTTCTTTTATAAAATCTTCGTATTTATTTACTTGGCTTTTAAAAAATTTTAATTCATTAGTTTTATCAAGCTCTCTAAAATTTTTACCATATTTATCTTGAGCAGCTTTATCTAAAAGTTCTTTTCCAAATTTATCTTCATAAGCTTTAAAAGAAGCTTCTGATTTAGAAACATTATTAAAACCTTCTCTTGTACCAAGATCAGTTCCTTCAAACTGACCACCCCCTATTGCAAAATTTTCTCTATCAGACACTTCAATCTGTTCTGTAACTTTTTCACCTAGCTCACCAAAGTAAGGCATTAACATTTCTGTGTATTGATCTTGTGTGATCTCTCCATCTTTGAGAGCTTCATCCATATACATTTTTAAAATATCAACTTTACTTCTAGGCATTAAACCTGGAGCAACATTTCTTAAATTTTTTAATTTATCAATGAAGGGTGTTTTCTGTTCAGGTTTTTGTGGAGGTACCATTGTTCCATCCTGAAAACCAGGGCGTCTCATGTACGCCATCATTTGTCTATAGTCGTTGAGTTTCAAGTTAAACTCCCAATATGTGAGGCAAGCCTCCTGATGCGTTTTTACTTCTAGATGTATTTTTAAAAGTGCTAATGATGTCTTCAGGATCCATACCTTTTTCTAACATCTTATAAGACTCTTCAATAGTTGCTATTACTTCAGCTTTTCTTTGAGGGTTATCATCAATTAAAATTTTCTCAATTAGTTCATCATCTAATCCAGGAAATCTTTCTTTTAATTGTAATCGCTCTACCATTTTAGGAGCTAGTCCTTTTGCTACATTCATTTCAGACTCAAGGTCCATATTTGATAACTCTTCGATCTCATCTACCGTCATTAATTTTTTATCACCAGACATTTCCATCTCTTCAAGTTTACTCTCTAAAAATTCTTTTCTACCTTTTTCACCTGGTCCTGGATTTAAATTACCTTTTTTATATTCTAATTCCATATCAGCTATATATTCTCTACGATCTTTCAAAGCTTTTTCAGCTTCGCCAACAGTGCCATCGTTCATCCAAGTTTCACTGTCACCTAACTCTTCTTCATAAAATTTAATTTCATCATCAGTCAACTGTCTTTTTGGATCAGGATTTCTAGCAGAAAAATCATCAAATATTTTTGATCTACTTTCAACTTCATCAGCTGTTTTCATAGTGCCTTTACCAAATTTTTTATTTATAGTTTTTACTAAAGCTTGAATACCTTTAGGTAAAGTTCCAAATGCAAAACCCATTCTACCGCCGTCAGCTTTTTTAGGTCTAGCTACTTCTTCAAAAGATCTTTCATAAAAATCTACAGTTTCATTTATATCAATTCCTTTGTCTTGAGCATTTGATTTTATTTTTGCCATAGTAATTCCAAAGTCATCAGACTTTGTTCCTGAATACATAACATCCATTAATACATCTTCATCGATACCTTGCTCTATTAAATCATCAAACATGTTAGATCTAACCACAGCACCCATATCAACATTTTCAAATATACCTGTACCTGCATCTTCAACTAAGTCAGCTACAAAAAGTTTTTGTTTAGTATTTTTAGCACCTAACTTATCAATCATGCCTTTAGCTTTATTTAATTTTCTTGCATTGTCTTCTAATGTAAATGCCGACATCTCTTCATCAGTTACAAATGGTCTGTCTAAATCAGCAGCCTTTTCTCTTTGACTTGGTGATTCTTTTACTACCTTACCTCTTTTATCCATACCTGGTTTAAAGATTACTTCTTCTACATTTTCAAAGTCTCCAAATACATCTGGGTTTTGTATAATACCACCTTTAGTAACATCTGGTGGAGTTGTCTTGGTTCCTGAGGCCTGACTCATAATACCAGTATCAAGAGTTGATATGTTTTCACCTTGTGATGTAATTTTAGTTTTAGCCTCTTCCATAATCATCTCTTCTTCGATTGGATTAGGATCTCTTTTAGTTTGTTTTTTGAAACCTTTTTTAAGAGCATTAAAAGCTGCGGCTATTGTTTTATACGGTCCCATAATTAATAATACGTCCTCTGTTGCGGAGGCATTTTATCCTCCTCATAATCTTCAGGGTGCCTGATCAAACCCCCCTGCCTAAATCTCATTACAGCTTGCGTCATGGAATCCACTAGATCATCATGGTCTCCGTAAGGAAAAGCTGCACATTCCTCTATGACTTCTTGCGCAAAGTCCATATCTTTGGGCGCCCATATCAGTCCCGACTCAAAGAGCGGTGATACTGCGTTTACTCTAGTATGCTTATCGTTGCCTTTACTAGGTGAGAAATTTATAACAGGTATCCCCATTTTTCGCAACTCATAAGTTAGAGGGAGCCCTGATGCTTTAGATTCAATGATTACGGTTTCAGGGTTCCAGTAACCATATTGTTCAAGTGCAATACGTCTTAGCTCCGGGAACTCATAACGACCTTTTAATGCATCAAGTAATATTAAACTTGGTGGAGCGTCTTCGTTTTCTGTAAACACACCCCAGGTGGTAATAGCAGAATAATCGGCAGTTTCTTTTTTCATAAAAGCCGTATCATAAGATTGTATAATATGTTGAAGCGGTGGCATATCTTCGTCTTCCCAGTTTCTCCACCACTCACGTTTTATTAATGCTCCTTCTTCTGAAGTAGGATTTTGCATATACTGTGCATTCCATTTAGTCAGAGGAATACTAGCTTTAACTGATTCTAAATCTTCTAGCTTCCAATATTCAGGCCACACGGGTTTACCTGATGGCAAGATTGCAGGAAATTCTACAACTTCCCATTGATCAGCTTTGACTCCTTTTTGAGCATTTAATAATCTTCCTGTTAAATCTTTTTCATTCCATCTTGTCATGATCACAACAATCGATCCACCAGGTTGAAGACGTTGTCTAGGTCCTGATGTATACCATTCATAAGTTCTTTCCAAAGCTTGATTGTTCATTGCATCTTGTTCAGTATGTGGATCGTCAATAATTAGTAGATCAGCTCCCCGTCCTGTAATTGCAGAACCAACACCAGCAGCATAGTATTCACCACCTTGTTCGGTTTCCCATTTACCTGCAGCTTGAGAATCAGGATTAAGTCTAGTTTTAAAAACTTGTTTGTATTCTGGTGAGTCCATCAAAGATTTAGCTTTACGACCAAACCTTACAGATAATTCAGTTGTGTTAGTTGATTGAATAATTTTTAATTTAGGATTACGACCTACCATCCATGCAGGTAAAAGATAAGAACCAAATTCAGACTTAGTATGTCTGGGTGGCATATTAATTATTAATCTTTTAATTTTACCTTGAGCAAGTCTATCAAACTTATCTGCAATTTTTTTATGATGAGAGCCTTCTATAAAATCAGGCCAAACATGCTTTACAAAATCCATAAAGTTATTTTGTATATTGGCAGTCTTTTTCTTTTCACCATACTGCGCAGCCAATAGAGCAAATTGTCTTCTGACATCAGCAGGTAATTTATCAAAGTTCTTTAGTTTATCTTTATCTATCATAGCAAAAAATTTTTCCGCAAAATTTTTGCAGAATTTTTTTGGAAACTCAAAAAGTATTTTACAGGTTTAAACGTATGAATCAAGGCATAAAGGGAAACTTCTGGGACCCCTTTTTGTAAATAAAAAAAACAATTATTTAATTAATTTTAAAATTAGGATGGACCCTGGTACCTCTATCAATTAGATAGAGTACCAGGAGAAAGGTTGGTTCTAGTCTAGTAGAACCATATATGCCTCCGCATTATGCTTGCGAAACCAATTCAAGTGTTCACGCATTATATCCCAATGCTTGGACGCACCGTGTCCGACTTTCTTATCGTCCAACGTTGCCATTACCTCAGCT